CGTCTTCTTTTACAATCGGGTACATTGGGAGAATGGTTTCCCCGTTGCTTTTGTCGTAAAAAACTTGTCGGCCATGCGCGAATTTTGAATAATTACATCCTACTGCTCCCATATCAAACTCCTTTCACTCGCTTACCGCGAGCACTGGTTTTCACCAGCGAAAATTGTTTATTTATCATCAATTGGAACGCCTGTTTCAAGGCGCGCTTTTTTCAAAATAGCCTTTTTAGACGCATCTTTAGCAGATTCATCCAAAACTTTTTTAACGATTTCTTCAATCTGCTTTATTTCGTCTGCCTTGAACTTTCTTGCCATGCCAATACCCCTTGTAATGCGGCGGGAAATACCCGCCGCCATCGTTGAATGTTACGTCAGTTGCGTTGCAGTCAATTCCTGATACCGGAGGTTGTTCAGGAAGGCGGTAATTGCGCCGTCAACTGCATCGCTCTGCGACTCTGTTGCCTTGAGCCGCACATAGTGATTGTTATACGTACTGTTGACTGCTGCCGCTGCAACATCTGCGGCATCGGCCTCAACGTAAAGAATTGTGTTTGCGGTACCAACCGATACCCCGGTTGACGCACAGGCGGTAACTGCACCCTGCGTATCACCGGCACTGACCAGCTTGTACCTGAACGCGATTGCCGCGGTGTTGCTCGGAGTCACGTTGTCACACGCCTCAATCGTAATAGTGGCTGCGCCTGAACCGGCATTGGCATTCATGATGACCATGAAAATGACGGTATCGGCATTCTTGACGTTGATCACGTCGGTTGCCGGGCTGCCGTTGAAAATATCCTCGTTCGCGGCAACGAAAGAAGAATTCCCGCAATGTACGGGGTGGATTGATTCAAGAATCGATTTCATACTTTCTTTCTCCTTTTTTTTGTATGGCCCGTTTTAGCGGGCCACTATGTTACTGTTATTACGAACGGGTTTCCAATGCGATGAAATGTGAAAGGGTGTTGCTGCCCTTGTACGGGGTGAGCGCGGTCGCACGAACCGGCTGACCATCGACACGGAGAACGAACCGGAAAACAGACTGATCGGTCAAGAACGCGACATGAATTGACATATCCGCTTGTATTCCACCCTTTTCGGCAAGAATATAACCGTTTTTCAGGTTTGCGAGAATTATGTCCCCGACCGTTCCAATTGTTGCGCACTGTTCGATTGCAATTGCCGGAAGCCCCATCAAACGGCCATAGGGAGCATCGCTCAGACCGCCCGGAGGCATATATGCAGGGACGCCACCCGTACCGACAGTAAGACTCAGCTTGTTAAGTTGCGGCTCTATGTCCTGGTTGTAGAACCACGCATAGTTCTGTGTCTGCGAGGCAAACCGGCGGGCATACATATTGATGATGTTTTCGAGTTGAATGGTTGCCGCACCCTGCCCTGTTTCCTTTTCAACCGGAACAAGGCTTCCCGCGTTGAGAATACCAAGTGGCTGCCCCGCACCTGATCCGTTGATAATTGCGTCGTCAAGAAGGAACCCGAACTCACCGACAAACGCCTGCCGGATAAAACTTTCAAGGCCGGCCGCATCCATGAGAAGCTCGTCTGTTGCATAACAAAGACCGATCAGCTTTTTGAGCGACAATTCAATTTTTCTGAACTTCGGCTTGCTTGCGGTTTTGGTGTCGGCTTCGTCTTCCCAGTAGCCAAGAATTCCACCGTTACGGGTAGATGCGCGCGAGGTTTCGTCAACACCGTTTATCTTGATACCGTTTGCATTGCCGGAAATGGGCTGCCGACGACACCGCGAGGCAAGAACGCCGGTTGAAAAAACTTCCTGTAGCATTTCGTTTGAAAAATCCTGCTGTACCAGAAATCCGCCTTCTGAGCTTACCGCTTCGTTAAGCCCGCTTGCGGCGTTGTACAAGCGCGGATCGGTCGAACCACCAGGGCGGGCAGCGTTCACGACGGCTGCAAGCTGTTCGCCGAGGTTTTTGAATTTGTCTTTGGTTCTGGTATCGCGATTTGCATCAACCCGTTCGGTTGTTTTCGGAACAGTAGCCGCTTCTCCCGGGGCGTTCAGCCTTGCGGCAATACGCTCTTCACGCTCACGAACACTGATTTCGCGTTCCATCTCTTCTACCTTGTCTAAAAGTTCGGTTTTGATGTTTTTTTCCGATTCGTTGAGACCACGATTTTCGAGGGTCGCCTTCGCATCGATGTCGGCCGAAGCTTTCATAAGCTGTTTTACTTCGTCCCGAAGCTGGGTAATTGTCTTCATGCTACTGCTCCTTTTTTATTATTGTTTTTACTTTGTTGAGAAGATCGACAACCGGATCGACAAGTTTTTTTGCTTCTGCCAACGGGTCGGTCTGATTGCCACTTGAGTTTTTTGGCTTTTTATCAGCGTCTCGCTGATCGGCACCGGTATCACTTTGGGCATCTCGCACATCCTGATTTCCAGGTTCACTCCGGGCATCTCGCTCGTTGTGAAAAACCTTTGCCACGATATTTTTTGCCTGACTTCGAGAATACCCTACATCTCGCAGGCTTTTCTCCAAATCACGCTCGTTGAGTTCTTTTTCGTCGGCTGCTGACGCGCTACCTTGTGGTCGTAATTTGTCGGGAACATTGTTGTAAATCGACAGGTCGTATTTTCCGTCTACTACCTCGCCGTCATAAACGCGGTCAACAAGTCCAATTTCAAGCGCCTTCTCTCCTGTAAACCAAGTTTCTTCGTTCATGTATGCGAGAAACTCTTCTTTTGTTTTTCCGGTCCTTTTCGCATAGTCGGAAGCTATTGACTCGTTTATTTTTTCATGTAAGTTCATTTCGTTGGTCATTTCTTCAACAAGCTTTTCCAACGACTGTTTGTTAAAGTATCCAAAAACGTCAATGAAGCTTAACGCGTTATGGATCATCATGAATCCGCCGTCAACCATTTCGATCTCGTCAGCACCCATGACCAGAAACGAAGTTGCAGAAGCGGCAAGCCCGTCAATGTGAGCAACAACCTTTGCCGGGTGCTGCATGATTGCCGTTTTGATTGCCCGTGCAGCAAAAATATCACCCCCACCGGAATCGACACGAAGGTGAATCGTTTTTGCCTTTATCGCGTTGAATTCCTTAATAAATGAAAGATGATCGATGCCAAAAAATCCGCCGATATCGCCATACAGATAGGTCGTTGCTTCGTCGTCTTTGTTTTTTATGGCAACCTTTTTATCAACCCTGCGCGTCGCCATTTTACGTACTGTAATCATGGGAATTTCCTTTTTTAATTGATACTTTTCAGCAAAAGGTTTATTTCGTTATTTACGCCATCGTCAGGATCATCGCTTCCAGACCCTTTTTTATATGGTTCGCTTTTTTGAAAGCCTTGGTTTTTGCTCAGATAATCGTTGAATTTACTTAACGGAATATTGCCTGTCGGGGCCCACAATTCATCGGCAAGCGGGTCGTCGCTCGGATTCATATCCTCTTTTTCCCGCGCTTCGTTCGGGGTCATCATGGTGTTACCGATCATTATTTTATAAAATTCGGCCCGTTCTTTCGAATTTGCCCGTAAAAGACCTTCTAAAACGTGCTTGAAATACAATCCGGATTCGTATTGATTTTTTGTCAAAAGTTGAGTGTCGTATATTTGTTCAAGATGGATTGCCCACGGAAGAATAGTATCAATAACATATGAAGCATTTTCCGCCTCGATATTATTAAAAGAAGATTTTGACATGTCTTTCAATTTATGCGGCGGGATATTAAACCATCTGGCGATGTCGGTAATATGATGCTGCTTTGACTCTAAAAACTGTGAATCCTCCGGGGAAAATCCCAGTTTTTCTATCTTCATAGCCTCTTCAAGCAGCATTAGCCGGTGAGAATTGCCTAATCCGCTGTATGATTCAGTCAGTGATTTTTTTAAATTGTCGTGTGCCTGTGCCGACATTGCCGGACCAGGATGAGATACGACAACACCGGGATGGGTACCCTTACCGAAGAAATTAGACGAAAACGTCTCCATCGCCATCCCCCACCCGATATTGTTTCTCGCCATCGCAATAGGGGAATATCCGATCAAACCATCGAACCCAAACCCTGGAATATGCAGTATTTTGTCTCTTTTAAGCGGA